CATATTGGTCTTATTGACCATACCGTATATGTTACGCATAGTGCGTAATTGCGGTTTCCACTCTTCGGGGACTTCTTCCTCGCGAACAGTAGACCAGTTCACATTATACGGATCAAAACCTTCTTGGGGAGCCTCAGACTGATTAGGATCGCCCATACCTGCATCTTCCAAAAGACCCGAAGTGTCCTCTGTAAGATCGGCACCGACAATTCCTAGTTCTTCTTGTTCTGGGGCTTCTGCCATTTCGGTCATACGTTACCTCTTTACGAAGCTATTCTAGTCTGAATAGCGATAATTAAATCAGCTTGTTCCTTAACACGTGTAGAAGCAACTAGAGCTCCCGAGGCATCATACACCTTATAAGGACGACGCTGACCTGCGACAGTACGAATCTCGTACTTATTCGAATCCATGTTTTTTCTCCAGTTGTTTTAAGTCTTTCATATCACTAATGAACTCTGTGTCACCTGAGCCTCGTTTCTTCCGAGGAGCGTAACCCTTGCCACCGTGATCTGGACCCTGGTATTCTTCGGGATATGCGTGAGTCTTAGAACCACCCACATTATCCGCGGCTTCTATACAATTATACTTCTTTAGTAACTGTTGTTTATGCGAGTAACTCTCACATACCTCACCAAACCCAGGGTGGTATTTGCCGTACATACTCGGATTATGCGGATTAAACTGTGCCATTCCTACAATACGGCCATAGTGAATCTGCATCTCGGCATTACATTGCACGCACTTAGGTTTAACATCCGCTACAATGTCTAACAACTCCTCACCACATTCGCAATAATAATCATGATTAACAGCCATTAGCCCGTCATACCTCCCTTACCTGTTAAGGATGCTACATCAGCCGTAGCCGCTTGTTGAGTTTTCTGTGCATTAGACCTAACCTGACCTATGATACCTTCTTCGCTGTTTAGAAGCCTACCATCTACCGAAGGTTGACTCCCTCCCCCACCTCCCCCACTAGACATAACAGCTTGTAACATCTGTTCGTGCTGTGCAGCATGTTGCTGTACAATCTCTAATACCTGCTGTTGCTGTTGCGGTAACATCTGCTGCATTTGCGGCAACCCCATAACAACATTAGGATTCTGTTGTTCCATGTGTGCCATATGATCCATGCCTTCTTCTACTGGAGGCATCTGACCTTGTAGCATTAGACTTAGTTCTATCTGAATCAGCGCGTTAAGATCGCCATCAGAACCTTTGAATAGCTTATCTACAGAGCGTTTCCTAAAAGACTTAATCAAATCTCTAGTAACCTGAGCCTGATCAATCATAGGATTGCCCATAAGACGATCATACAACATAATCGAGTTCTCTTGTTCTAGTTCCTCAACCAGCGGATGCATAGAGCCAGCGTCTAGGTCTAAGATAAAATCAAAGTTAAAGTCTTGACTCGTAAGTACACGATACTCCATGCCCGCAGCATCCTTAGCTACATTAAGCATAAAGCTATTCGGTATATACCTTACATCCTGAAACATCCTAAACATGTTACCGACAATAGTAGTATATACATCTGCTACCTTAGACTGCATCCACTGACGGTTCAGCGACCCTTGAGATGCTATTAATGCACTCTCTGTAGCAGTCTTACGACCTTCCGAGCCACCTGCGAGATCACTTACATGTAGACTTTGTTCCTCGTAGTTACGTGCATCACCTTCGATACCTAGCTGATCATTAGGCACCTGACCCCAGTTAGCTTCTCTGATACTACTGATGTCATGCAACCCAATGACATCACCATCTTTAGCATCTCGTACGTTATCTACAAGATTAGCATTACGCTGAAGTTCAGTTTCATTAGCCCATACAACACGAGGGAACCTGCGTAGAATATCCACACGCCGACTCATCGACTCTACAATAACATTCTGTAGATCCTCGATATACTTCATAGGAGGTTCTGGAAAATACGAACTCTCCACAGTATCAAACTTAATAGGAATATACTGAAAGCCCTTAGACATAATAAACCCAGGAGCTTCATTGAGTCCTATTAGAGTCTCGCCTTCGTATTCTGCACGGGTCTTAACAAAAGGATGAGTCTCAGAATGTATCTCTTTTTCGTGACCATCTAAGAACGTGATAAGTTTACGATTCAACCTATCGTGGACCTCGTATAATACTACTATGTCACGTTCGGCTTTAGCTCCCTGGACATTCTCATCGCCATCATCGGCATCGTACTCATCGCCATAGTTGAGCAACACAGAGTCCGAGGAGTTCGGAGTATCTGAAGACCCCATAAAATCCTTGGGAATCTTATACCTAGAGTCATCTTTTAGTATATCAAACGGGACTTCGATACGTTCAATTATATACTCAGCGTAGCCTAAGTTCTGAGGCGGACACTTAGGATCTACAAACACATTAAAGGGCCTGACACGCATTACACACGGAAAGTCATCTTTGAATGCATCGTTTGTGACATAGGGAGGCACAGAGTCATCACCAGATGGATTATACCCCATCTTGACCCATCCTACACCACAGAACAACGCATCAAACATAGCTTGGTGTATCTCAGCTTTAGCACCCATGAGATCCAAGCCAGCATTACCAGCTCGTTCCATAATCAACGATATAGCGTCTAATTCACCTGCCATACGTTCTGCATTAGGCTTAGCATTAACAAACACCTCGGGGTAGTGAAATGCCACAGACGATAAGATCTGCCTAACAAGAGGGTACATACGAGACACATGGATAATCTCATCCTTATCGAGACCTGGAATATCCATCTTCAGCTCATACGATGCCAAGAGCTTTTCCCAAGACTTATGCTTAGGTTCCATAACTCTCTGGACACGCTCAATTGTCTTGCGCCAATACTCTCGCTCTTTATTATTTAATTTTATATCAGCCATTTCAATTCAATACATGATAGCGACCGGAATGGGCTGGCCGTCCAGGTAAGGCATCTAAGATATTCTGCCCACTTCCCACGATTGGGTCGTCCTTATTTTCTGCATGACGATATATATGTACCATTCCATAACGCCACTCATCTGCGGCATGATCTTCAGCGTGAGTGTCTAGATCTTCGGGGTTCTTATCCGCGCGAGGCAGCGCAGGCACCGAACGCATGAAGTTATCATTCCACCCTTCAAAAGCATAAAACTTCTCATGTAACAACGAGTCACGACAAATACGCCATCCATTTATACGATCATTGTTCGCGCGTGTAATAGGCAACTCGTAGTCACTGAATACATCAGCAGCACTCTTAGTCATTTGCTCAGTAAGCCTACGCTTAACCCACATACTAGGATCAGCATAAATCATAATAGGCATACGACCAGCAGTATACGGAAACCCTTTTATTCTATTTACAATTTCCTCTGCATGTTGTGACGCGGATCTATCACCTTGATAATACTCCATGAGCCTGTATACATTACCATCGAAGTCTACCGTGTATAAGCCAAAACTAGTAGGAGCCATTTCACCATAATCTAATGCTCCATACAAAGGCCACGAAGCCGGTATCTCGAAGCTCTTCGTTTCAATCTTAGCCTTATTCCACTGAGTAAAGAACTGTCCTTGGTATATATCCCAATCGCCATTTAGATACGCCTTACGCAACGACTCATCTTTAATGTTCTTGAGTGACATCACATACCTAGGGTCAGCCTCCATCAGCGCTGGGTTATCAAATACCTTAGCAGATATGAATGTGTAATCGTGAGCTTCTTCAGCACCCTCGAATCTACGGTCCACCCATAACCTCTTTGCCCATGCATGTCCTACACCACCAGGGTTTCCTGTAGCCCACATCACAGGCTTAATGCCTTTGTTTGCTGTACGGCATGAGCTACATATATACTGCCACTGGAACTCTGTGAACTGTGTTACCTCTTCGACTGCTACGAAATCAAACTCCTGACCCTGGTAGTTAAATACATCGTCCTCGTGTTCTGCATGACCAAACATCAACTCACTACCATTGGGCAAGTACATCACGCCTTCACTCTTGTTGTACCAAGACCTAATCTTCGGAAACTGCCTGAACAATGGACGGATATGATTACCGTCTAGTTGCTTAAATGTCCTACGAATCAAAAGCCCCGTGGACCCAGGATTCTCCATTAGCATAATAAGCATTATGATTCTAGATGCGTAACTCTTCCCCCCACCCCTAGCACCCCCGTAGAACGGATACCGCACCCCGTCCCTGACAGCTTCTAGAAGTTTAAACTGCTTAGGCTGCAGGGCAACATTAAACTCTAGATCCTCTAGACGCTCTGTATGAACCCTACCGCGTGTTGGCATGTTTTTTAGTTACCGAGGCAAAGGATGTCTGTAAAAACCTACCCATAGCTTGTTTCTTCCGAACACTCTCGTCATACTGAGGTAGGACTAGTAGTTCTATGTCGGGCTCTGATATACCTACACTGCGCTCTTCGTTCGCAATAGACTTTGCTACTTCTATAGCCTGTTCTGGTTCTATATCGAGCATGTCTAAGTACGGCCTAGCATCTTCAGACATCAACCACGCTATGGGATCATACTTCCAGTCTTTAGCGTAGTCGTAATATAAATCTCTCACTTCTAATACACTCATGTCTTGTGCGTGAGCTAGATCCTTAAAACTAAGTTTCTTTACTTTTACTTTTTCATATGCCCCATGCAACCACTCATGGTCTTTCCATTTATACTGTAGTCTAATAACATCATTAAAAGCCTGCATAAATACCACAAACGCGAGTCTTCGATACGATGTGAACTCCCAAGCTCTCGCGGCATCTACAGTACCATTGATAGTACTAAAGTGCAAATCCACAGACACTGCATCGGGATCCTGCTTAGGAGGTACAGGAATCTGTTTCCTATGCTTACCCTCCCTGCGCACATACTTCTTAGTGTCAGCTTTCTGGAGCGCTAGGTAGATGTCTTGTAGTTCGCTCAACGGCTTCCGCTACTTCCACAGCCTCAACAGGGGACTCATTACCTTTGAAGCTAGTTATGTTTACTATGAACTGAGGCTTAGAGTTTTCAGCGGTTTCTACACGCACGAGCTTAGTTTCCTCACGAGCTGCCGTAAGGGTCTTTAAGCACATAGCGTAATCTTCCATACTCTCGTTGACTTTATATATCTGCTCTAGTCTGCTGAGCCTAGTGGCAAAGTTCGCTATGGGTATGTGAGCTACTAACGCATGACGTTTCTCTTGGGCATCATCAATCATAGACTGCACCTTAGTACTCTCAAGATGCTCTATGATCTTAGGACGTGTAGTGCTAAGAGCCTTCGCTATTTCTCCGGCGGTTTTACCTTCGTAGATCAGCATCGACACTACGCGAGCAGAATCTAACGCCCTGTCATTTACTAGGGTTGTCATTATAGTTCAAATCCAAATCCGCGTAAGAGTTCTTTAGTAGGCCCAGCAACCGTAGTCCATAAATCCTCAGCCATAGATTTTTTATCTCCCATACTACTACGCTTCTTAGCCTTATTCAGAATCTTAACTAAATGTACTAGCTCTACATTATTAGCTTCGTGCTTGGGATTACTCAACCTATTAAGAAAACCATTTAGCGAGAATATCTCAGGATCAGAATCCTCTCTAAAGTGCCACATATTATTCCGTTTACCTACTTTGGCGTTATCTAGTAATGTATCTAAGTCACCGAAATCCGCAGCTTCAGTGAAGTTCTCTAGATTAAACGCCTTCCCCCCTACCCACCCCGCGCCAGGCTCCTCAAGTGGCTTGCCTCCATAGTTAGTCATATGCTCTAGAGGCCCTTGAACCTTAGCTGCCCCAGCAGATCCTGTAGGCCCTTGGCTTGCCTTAGCCGCACGTCTGTTATCACGCTCCTTAGCGTACGCCTTTACCATTGCTACTAAGTTACTTTCAACCACAGGTTCCATATTACCAGGAGCATTCAATAACTGATTAATACCTTTAACCTGCTCGTCTAGTGCCTCATCAGACATACCAGCTAACTCTGTTACAGCAGAACTTGGTGAAGCCTCTACGCCGGGCTTTAGCTTAGGCTCAAAGTTCGGATCTACCATATCTGCATCCATAAACTCAGCTACAGCTGCGTCATCCCAATCATCTACATGATGTATAATTAGGTTTTCACGGGGGACATCATTCACTACGTTTGAAGGATCGCCTTTAGCTAATCCCTGCATAGTGTCGTCTGTCAAGCCACTTAATTTCTGCTTCTCGGCTTTGCGTCCCTTAGTTAGCGCAGCTGCTGCCTTACCTAATTTTCCTGGGATCATGATACCCGAACTCGGAACTATACCTGAGCCAAAGTCCTCAGCGACTGCCATAGGATCAGTACTATACTCACGACCTGCGCTTTTGATGCCTTCCCATAACGAGGACCTATCTTCAGGGTTATTTATCAACCCGTCTATAGAACGCCTAAGTTGTACTAACTGCTCGGGCTCCATACTCAATAAGCTACCGAACTCTTTGGATGCATTAGCCGCCCAAGTCGCAGGCATTGCTGCAAACCTATCAAGATCATTAGTGGGTAGATTCTTCCCGCCTCTACGTGAGTTCTGATACAGAATCATATCACCTAACTCAGAGAGCATACTACCAGCGCCAGGTGCTATAGGAAACACACCTAGATCCTCTAGACCTTGTTGCATCTGGTCGTATTCGTCTGGGACATAGGCTTGCCCCCGATCCTCACGGCCTGTGAAATCCCCTATAGGATCACCGTAGTTAGGATCTCTATCTAACATGCTTTGTACTAATGATGCCATTAGGATTTCCTAGAGTAGTCTGGCTGATCTGGTGAAGGCACGAGGTATTTATCTCCTGTGTTTCCTACTACGTCATACGACTTGCCTCGGAGTACAATTCTACCGCCCTGTAGTTCTTGGGCGCGATCTTGAGGTATGGCACTTATTTCTAACGCGCCTGTAATACCTCGGTTATTACTTTCGTCATATCCTTGGCGGCTTGAGGTAGTTCTAGTGCTTCCGCCTGCTGAGGCTTGGCCTCCTGAGTCTTTTGCGTCTTTACGTTCTTGACGTTGCTTTCTTAATAGCTGAGATATATAATCAGCTTTCTCTTGGGCAGTTCCTCTAAATCCTTGTTGTTTTATATAGTTTAATTCTGCCGTTGCGTTTTGAAAACTGGGGTTTTGTGAGCCCGGTGCTCTTATGTTATCATCATCAGCTTTATGCCACTGACTTTCTAAATACTGATGTCTTTCATCGGATAATTCAATCTTGCCTGCTTGCCCTGCGCTTAATTCTTCACTAGCATTACCATACTCACCCTCGTAGTCTGTCTTATACCCATAACGATTATACTTCTGCTCTGATCCCACACCCTCATCCATAGGCTGGAGCATGCCGGCCTCGGAACCCTCATCTGTCAGACCATAGTTTACAGTACGATCTGAAGATTCTGTATCAGACTCAGTAGGCGTACTAGGACCCTCGGTCTGCTCGGTCACAGCTTCTAATTGAGCTGTTTCTTCAGGAAACTCACTAGGCTCTTTGGACCCCTCTCTACCTGTTACTTTACTTACTATACTAGACACCGCATCAAACCCTTTACGGAGGGCGGCCGTCTCATAACCGTATGGATTATATTGCGGGTACTGGTCTTCTTTGGGTACACCTGCTTCACTGTCTTTGTGGCGTCTGTAGCCTGAATACAACGCTGCGCCTGACCCAGCCGTCATAATAATTGGATTAGCTTTTATAACCCCTCCACTTACCCTCTGAGCCAAATTAGCAGCCTTCACGAATCCACCACCAACCTTCTTGAGGCCACTCATTATACCACCACCCTTACCCTCCTCCTCGTCATTTTGCTTAGCCATACATACACCCTTTTTTCAAATTTATGTATTGTACCGCCCAGTTGATACTTGATATTATTTAGTACCAAGTGGTAGGGCCCCCCACTATGTGGTACTAAGTAGTACGGGTTAGTAGTGGCACGGTTCTTGCTTACGGTACATATGGTACTAAGTAGTACTTGTAACGTTGGCACGGTATTTGATCGAGAAAACTCTTGACATATCAAGGCTCTATACCTATATTAGTAATGTTGCCGGAGGTGTAGGCAACACACACGAACCAAGGGAGACGCAATGCAACACAAGATTCTCATAAGGCGCGCGATCAGAGACGAGGCAGGACGATTCACTGGCCTATACTCCATGGACCTGCAGGACGATACATCATGGAATACTCACTGGAGACCTCTCATCTCCTACCCTAAGACCCTCGCATGCATTCAGGCACTCATCCTAATCGCTGTCTTCTCACACTACGTCTAAGGAGCAGGGGTGGTGCTACCATAGCCCTCCCTTGGGCTCTGAGACCCTGGGTGCCACCCTACGGCATCTGGGGTCTCTCTATGTCTGCCCATTAATTCACACCATGAATCAATGCCTCTACTACATCGTACGAAGTATACTCGGTACTAAGTGTACTCGGTACCACATACGTTTACTTTGTACTAAGTTTACTCGGTACCAAGTTTACTTTATACCAAGTAGTATTACTTAGTACTACTTTGCTTTACTTTGTACTACTTTGTACTTTGTAGTACAACTTGGTACTAAGTAGTACTTTAAAGCCGATAAAGTACTACTATGTAGTAATAAACGTCATATATATGGTATTATTTAACATTATAAGGTATTATGCGGTATAAAACGTAGCATTCTTTGATACTACTTAATATAAGGTATGATCACTTGCTTGTCAAGGGGACCAAATGTGCAGTAGTAATACTAAGTAACCATCAGAAATCTGATAACACCCCTCAGAAAACTGACACTAACCTAAACCCAGTAATAACAAGTACTTAGGCCATATAAACGAAAATAAATAAAATAAATACCCTCAGAAATCTGACACTATACCAAGTAGCACCAAGTAGCAGGTAGTGGTACGGTATGCTAAGTCCAGTATTAACAACAAGTTAGGGTCATAAAAAAGAATCTTACATATGGATATAACTGGCATAGGATTTGCTTCTATATAGGTGTAGGGAATAGATTCCTACAGGAACACAAGCCCCGAATGTACCATATCAGGAGATACAAGAATGCCAGCATACGCAGAATTAGACGCAGTATTGGTAACGGATACCTTCGAGATCCGGACCCATAGCGTTAATCGCCAGGACGATAGCAAGACAAGCTACGATTGGCCTAAACTCAAGATCACGAGCAATAGCGTAGATATCGCGGACATGCTCGCGGAGTGGTTCAGTGCAGTAGGTGGGGATGCTAATGGCAGCTTGACGGATCTTTTACAGAATGGTCTCAACCATGCAATCTCGGTAGCAAAAGATCCCAACCGGGTATCCGCAGACCCCAGAATTAAGGAATTTAAAGCCTCATTTCGTAAAGCATTAGGTGCCGGAGACGGAGCCACTCTCGCAATTCTCAAGGACGAAGATTTCAATATGTTCGAGGAGTTGAAAGCCGATCATATTGCGAAGCTGGCCGCAAAGGCTGACCTGTTAGGCTAACCAGTAAACATAGGGAGTGTGTAGGCATAGAGTCTATACACTCCCTTATAAACATAGGACAAAACAAAATGAACCATAAAATAGAAGTAAACATAGACAACGAAGACATAAGTATACTTGAGAGTATAATAAACGATCAATGCCATACTTTAGTTAATAGTGTAACTTTAGAGGATGCTGTGGTTTTAGGCATACTTAAACAGGTTTTACGCGAGGTTAATTGCCTTGACAAATAATGAGTTATGGGACCGTATAGTTGCTCTCGAGTATGAGGAAAAAACCCTCAGAAACGAGCGCACGGAGTTAAGGTGCGAATACACCCGCAG